CTTGCCTGAAGTCAGTCAGAATTTTTATCCAAGCCAGCCGGGTGTGGCAATTAATTCTGTTGGCTATTGGAATGATGCTTTCCCGCCCGTGTTTCAAACTTTGGCAAACAGCAGTTATTTCTACGACCCGTCTGGCAACAAAGTAATTGTCAACAATTTGCCGACTGACGTTAATACAGTAATGACTGCGCCAATCATTGTGCAGTACACAACTGTGTCCAATCCATTGTCTGCATATCCAGTGATTAAGCAGGCTGCTTTGTTGCTGCTGACGCACTTGTATAACAACCGTGCAAACTCAACGGCAGTACAGCTAAAAGACATTCCGTTTGGCGTGACTACGCTATTACGCAGTTACAAACCATTGGTGATGTAAATGTCAATTGCACGGTTTGAGAACATTAATATTAACAACCTGACTTTTACTAAGTCAGCGTTTGGTGAATCTGCAACTGTGCAAACATTGTGGTTTGCAACTAGGGCAAAAGTATCTGATGTAGCAAACAGTTTGAAAATTTCGGAAAAGTACCGTCTGTATCAAGACATGATTAACTTTACGCTGAACTACACGCCAAACACAAAGACAATTGTTGATAATCAGCATTTGTTTTCAATCACATATCGTGAAAAAGATTGGCGCATTGACAGTGTGCGGGAGTCTGATGATCGTATGACCGTCATGTTTCTTTGTTATCGTTCTGATCCAGTTACGGCGGTCTAATGGCAGCACAACTTAACCCTGTTGTTTACGGCAAAGCCATACAGTACCAATTGGCAAACATTGTTACGCCTGTGCCTGTGTATGCGGCTTTTAACCGTAACTTTGCTACTCAGCCCAAGTTCATTACTTGGATGCTGCGTAACGTGCATCAGTCTGTATATACAGGGACACAGCAAAGCAACAAGGGCATTGATCGGCCAGTGTTTCAGATTTCCATCTTTACACAACAGATTGAGGACGGCTTTGCAATTTCCAATCAGATTTTGCAAGCCTTGCACGGGTACAGCGGAATTTTGGGCAGTCAAGCAGATGGCTTTTACATTGCAAAAGCTGATGTCATGTGGCTGTACAACAGTTATAACGATGAGGAAAAGATGGCGCAAATCTTTCTAGATTGCACCATTGACATCCCAGCGTAAAACAAGACAATTGTTCAACCTTTGAAGGATACTCAAAATGGCATTACCAAACAAAGTTCTCCCAGGCTTTAGCGCAGCACTTTACGCACAGCCTGGAGCTACCCCAACTCCTTTGACAGTTACACAATTGTCTTTGGTTGCTAGCGTGGCTCCTCTTGCTGTAAGCGGCAACTTGTTGCCTGTTGAGGCTATCCCTGCTTTCGGCCAGGATGATGCTGTGGCTAGCTTTTCCGTGGCCGGTTCGCGTCAGTCGGACAAAATCCCTGCCCAAGCTGCGCCAACGTCAATGACCATTACGGCTGCTTGGAATCCATCAGATACCAACTTGCTGTTGATTCGTGCTGATGCTTATTCTGGAGTCATAGACCGCACGTTTATCATTTCGGCTACCGATGGATCAAACATTGTTTACTACGCCTTTAACGGGCGCGTAGGCCAGTTCCAAGTTGATTCGCAGCCCGGTGCTGAAGCCAAGTGTATGTTTACCATTCATCCCCGTGGCAACCAGTACGGCTGGTCTAACAACGCATAAGGAGTCATCATGGCTATTCCCGCAAAAGTTCTTCCCGGCTTTAGTGCGTCACTTTGGATGCAGTCGTCGGCCACACCAACGCCTTTGACCACTGCCAATCTGTCGGTTTGGGCGGCTCAAGTCACTACCATTGTCGGCACAACTGCTAACGGCACTGGCGGTGCTGGTATTGGCATTCCTGTTGAGGCTATCCCAGCCTTTGGTCAAGATGATGCCGTGGCTAGTTTTGGTGTTGCTGGCTCACGCCAAAGCGACAAAATCCCTGCTCAGTCTGCGCCTACCAGCATGACGATCACGGCTGCTTGGAACCCCTCCGACACTGCGCTGCTGCAAATTCGTTCTGATGCTTACTCGGGTGTTGTTGACCGCACGTTTGTGGTTGCAGCAGTTGAAGGCACAAACACTGTTGCTTATGCGTTTAATGGTCGTGTCGGTCAATTCCAGATTGATGCACAACCGGGCGCTGAAGCTAAGTGTATGTTTACGATCCATCCCCGAGGCAACCAGTTCGGCTGGTCGAACAACTGATGACAGTCTCTGATGCGATTGAGGCAATCGTGACCAGCTACGGGGACATTGATCTTGTTGCCCGTGGTTTGGTGGTTGACGCTGGTGAGCTTGCAAAGGCCACGGCTAATCCCGATACAGCCGAGGCGATTGCTTTGGCTTTGCTGAAGAAGTACAACATCACAGCGCCTGTGATTGTTATTGAAGAAGTAGAGCCAGACACAACACAATAAAACACATGATAGTAAAAGACAGCAACGACCTTCTAAACTTCCTTGTAGCCCAATCCGATTCTTCTAAGAATTGGTTTGGGTTTCAACAGCAGCGGATTACAGCAATCGCTCTTGCCCACGATATTGCAAGGTATCATGCTGACAAGATGACTGCTGATGAAGTCGTGGATTACGCCATTGACATCAATAATTCCATCTACCACAAGATTATCAAAACAAAATAAACCATGACACGACTCACAACCGCTTTTGGCGAAATCTCAAATCTTCGTACCAAGTCTTTTGAGCTTGCAGGCTACAACTTTAAAGTTCGTGTGCCGCTGACAAAAGAGCTTGATGCTATGCAAGAGCGCATTGAGAATTTTGACCTGTTTGAATTCCAGAAACGCTTTGACAAGATGACCGCATCTTTTCGCACCGGCACGTTTGACGGTGTTGTGGTGACGGAAGATGATGTTATTGTTGAAGGCCGGTCAACCAAAGAACTGGTGCAAACCATCTTGCGGATGGAAAACCGGATGGTCGAGTACATCAGGCTGCTGATTCCTGTCAATGGAACGCTTGATGGGATAACCTACGACGACATTGAGGCCGAGTGGCCGACAACTGTGCAGTTAGAAATTCTTGCAAAAATCTCTGAGGCAATACAGCCAGGATATAAGGACTCAAGAAAAAACTAATCTGGGACATCCGCTTACAGGCCCGAGCGTATATTTACGCTCATGGCGGGTGTCCTGATTCTGTTCCTGTGGACGATATGCGGAACATTGAGATTATGCTGTCGGATGGGATGTTAGGAAACAAGGCTGTGCTGCTAGCTTTGAGTTCTTTGACCACCGGCAATCTAAACTCAAAACTACAAAAGACGACAAGACCGTTTACGATGAAAGATGTTCTTCCATCAACGCACGAATACATTGTCCCGCCGCTGACCAAGGAACAACAGCAAGAACACGCCAGCAAGCAATTGATGGCATTCTTGGCTACCAGACCGGGTTCGGAGGCTTACCTGAAAGAGTAGCATGGCCTATGTTCCTGAAAACAAATCTGTCAAGCTAGAAGGCTTTGCAGAGTTTGAGCAGCAGCTAAAGGAAATGGCACAAGGGTTTCGTAGCGACTTGATTGCTAGGAGAACTCTTGTGCCTGCGGCTAAGACTGCTATGGAAGTAGTCTTAAATGCAGCCAAGACCCGCGCCTCGGTTGGCGACAAGCCAAGGGACAGCAAAAACCCAATTCACATGAGAGACACTATTCGTCTTGACGCTAGGATACCAAGCGAGAAGGACAAACGCAGTGACTATGTGAACGAGACTGATGCAGCAATTGCTGTTGTGTCTGTCAAGAAAAGCGCCGTGTCGCTAGCCAATGAATTTGGCACATCAAAAATGGGTGCGCGGCCTTTCTTGCGGCCTGCCCTGCAAGAAAACATCAACAACGTGTTGACTGAATTAAAATCTGCCTTGGCTGTTGGCATAACTGACTACGCCAAAAAACTGGAACGCAGGAGAAAATAATGGCCTCACAGAACATTGCACGGCTTGGTGTTGTACTTGGCCTGGACACGGCTGAATTTACTGCGTCTATTGACAAAGCCATTTCTGAAAATGCCAAGCTAAAAAATGCTATTCGCAAAGATAGTAATTCTGCTGCTGCCGAGATTGCTAATCTTAAAAACGCAACAGAAGACTACGGCAAGACCCTTACAAAAGTTGAGTTGATCCAGCGTGAAGTTACCTCTGGTAAGTTCATGAATGCTACGGCAATGATGAAAGACCAGTTGTTGCAGCAGGCTGCTGCTTACGACAAAGTTGCATTGGCTGCAAAGAATTCTGCTGGCGCTACGTTCAAGATGAACGAGCAGCAGAAGATTAACCTGACGTACCAGACAACTGACTTCTTTACGCAAATTGCGTCTGGTCAAAGCCCGTTCATTGCAGCTTTGCAGCAAGGTGGTCAATTAAAGGACACGATGGGTGGTTTGGGCAATATGTTTCGTGCCATTGGGTCACTGTTCACGCCTTTTACTGTTGGCCTTGGCGCTGTTACGTTAGGCTTTGGATCGCTTGGCTATGCCATCTACAAAGCTATTGATGACCTAGACAAGTTTAAAGACGCAATGACGCTGACGGGCGGCTTTGCAGGAGTTACTTACGACAAGCTGCTAAACCTGGGCAATGTGCTGTCTGACAAAACAAACGTATCAATAGGAAAAACAAGAGATTTGATGCAGCAGTTGGCTGCAACCGGCAAGTACACCGGCACAACCATTGACGCTGTTGGCGAGGTCATACTGCGCTTTTCTAAGATTGCTGGAGTGGACGCGGCCAAAGCTGCTGAAACGCTGATTCCTTTGCTGGATGGCACGGCAAGCTCTGCCAAGCAACTAAATGACAAGTATCACTTCTTGAACCTTGAGCAGTACAAGAACATTGAGGCTCTTGAAAAACAAGGTAAATTGCAAGAGGCTGCAAAGATGCAGGCTACTTTGCTTAATGAAAGCTTGCAGTCAACACAGCGTGAACTTGGCACATTGGAAAAGGCGTGGGAAGGCGTTAGGAATTGGGCATCTAAAGCATGGGATGCAATGCTTGGTATTGGTCGTGAAGACGGCTCTGCACGGGCAAAAGAACTTGAAAATTTAATCAACAAAACAAGTCAAACAATTCTTGAGCGAACAGGTTCTGGATTTAACGTATCTTTGTTGCAAGCTGAAGTGGATAAGATGAAAGCGGAGCTTGCCGCTATCGTCAACAAAGAAATAGCAAAGCTTGACGCTGCCGAAGCAAAAGCAAAACAAGCAGAAAAAAATCAACGCGAAATTAAAGCGTATTCTGGCGCTGGTGGTTCTAATAAAGGAAATGAAATAAATGCTGCTATTGCCAAAGCTAATGCTGAAATAGAATTTGGCCTTGCAAGTGCAAGCGCCAATGAAATACAAAAAATAGAACTTGAGGCAGCAAAGAAAACAACTGAAAAGAAACTTGAGTTTAGTAAAAAATCAGATGAAGAAAAGCGCGCATTTGGTAAGAGACTTGCAAGTCAAGAATCGGCCGAGCTTTTACTTATTGAGTTAGAAAAGCAAATAAAAATTAAACAAGTCAGGGAAAAATATAGGCTTGCTGAATATCAAGAAAGCGTAAGAATTCAGCAAGAACAAAACGATGCTTTTGTTGCGGAAGACAAACGGCGTGAAGCAATACGAATTGCAAATCAAGCTAAAACAAGAGACATGGAGTTTGAGCAAAAGTCTCTTGAGATGAAGTACAAAATGATTTACGCAACAGAGAAAGAGCAGCGTTTGGCGCAGATTTCTTTGGAGTATGCACGCAAGCGCAAAGAAGTTGAGGAAGGCCCAGACAAAGATTTCAACATGAGGCAACTTTACCGACAGGAAGAAATGGCAAAGCTGTTTGTCACAATGGATGAGTCTGCCAAGAAAACACAGCAAGTGTTTAACAGCGTGTTTGGCAACATTTCGTCTGCAATTGACAACTTTGTCAAGACCGGCAAGTTGAGCATGAAAGACTTGGCCCGTAGCATTATTCAAGACTTAATTGCCATTCAGATGAAAGCGGCTGTAATGCGCTTTCTTGGTGGCATATTTAACCCTGCGTCTGCGCTGAACGGCTCTAACGATGGCTGGTTTAAAAATGTGTACATGGCCTCTGGAACACCAACGGGAAAAGCCACAGGAGGCCCGGTAAGCGCTGGTAGCCCGTACATGGTAGGTGAGCGTGGGCCTGAGTTGTTTATGCCCTCTGGCTCTGGGACAATTATCCCCAACAACCAAATGAGCAGCATGGGCAGCACCACCAACGTGACTAACAATTACATTAGCGCCATTGACGTTAAATCATTTGAGGACAGGCTGCTTGGTAGCTCAAACACAATTTGGGCGGCTAATCAGTACGCCAACAAAAATCTGTCTACCAATTTTGGGAGAACTTAATGTCATTCCAAACCATCCTTGAGGTGCAGCAGTCAATGACTGTAAACAACCGTAGGACGGTGGGCCAGCAGGTCAGCCGTTCTGGTCAGATTCGTGAGGCGCAATACCTTACCGCTGTGCCGTGGGTGTTTACTGTTGTGCCTCACAATTACCTGTCTTACGCCACCTCGCGTCAAATCATCCAGACCATTGACAACAAGGATAGGCAATTGCCAGAGACAATTACCTTTAACGTGACAAACCTGCGGTGGTTTACATCCTACCAGGGTGGCGCGGCCACAACGCCAACGACTGTAACGCTAGGTGCTACGCCTGCAGCCAATTCACAAACATTGTCATTGGCTAACTTGCCTGCTTCTACCGGCTCTATTTTTAAGGCTGGTGATTTCATTATGATTGGTGGTTTTACCTACAAAATTACTGAAGATGTGCCTTACACGGGCGCAACTGCTACTGTGTCAATACACAGGCCAGTAATTGGTTCACCCGTGTCTGGCGCTGCTGTAGCGTGTGGCAACAACTGCACGTTTACTGTGTTGGCAGAAAAATGCCCGACCTATACACTTACGCCATCA